TTTAAGAGGGAAGGGAAGTATATCTTCTCTTCCCTCTTGCTTTATCTTAATTATCTATCAAGTGTGAGAGATGTGTTTTGATAAACACAAATATCATTATTAACGATAGCGGCAACTCCAACCTTCTTATAGAAGTGAATGCCCTTAGACCAGTCATCATTATCCTCTTCCTTAATGCAAGTATCACCTTCAAAGGCAATCTTAACAGGCTTTTCAGCTCCGCCAGGAATAATCCAAGCATAAGCAGGATCAATGACTTTCTTTGTATTTGTTTCATCAGTGAAAGACTGACGAAGAACAATTACTTGATGTCCCTTGTAATTACCAAGGTAACCATTTGCCCACATTTGATCCTTCATTGTGTCAGATACCCAACCCTCTGCAGGAATCATTGTAGATGCAAACTCAAATGTGCAATAGATCGTAGATCTGCCATTACCATAAGAATCGGCAACTGCAAGAAGCGCATCCATTTCACCTTCATCAAACTTATCAGTCTTAAACTTATTCGCAGTCTGAATTGTCTCAACAGTTGCGATAAGAGCATTAGCGATTTCAAGATAAATCTTGTCATCCATACCCTCCATAATAATGTCGATAAGGGTAGCCATATCAACGCGTCCATCAAGGAATTCCTCAATAGCGATTTGACAAGCTGCACCGATAGCCGATGTAGTTACTTCGTAGCTACGACCATCAAGCTTGAAAACTTCATAACGACCAGCAGAACCAACCTTGGTTACGAATTGCTTTGCACGTCTACGAGAAGCCTCAGTAATCTTTTGAGTAAAGATAGGCTTTTCACCCTGTTTATAAGTTTTAATTTCAGCGAAGGCGCCATATTGTTGCATAACCTTGGCAGGAAGTTTATCTGTGATAATTTCTTCCATAAGTGCAAACACAACATTATGATTTTCTCTCCAAAGAGCATATGAACCAACAAGCTCTTTTAACTCATTACGAAGAGCTTGGTTTAAATCTGCATAACTATAATTAGTGCCGCTAAACGAGTATGCAACGGGAGCAGAAGGATTAGCGCCTGCTGTCTGCATTGCTAATGTACGTAAATCTTCTCTATTTAATGCCATTACTATTTCCCTCCCTTTTATTATTGAATACGCATAACCTTGATGCCTTGTTGGCCATCAGGCATTGTATAAACTTTTACAACTTGGAATACAATATCGCTAGTACCTTCGGTAGAAAGGAAACCTTGAGCGTTAATCTTAAGCTCGGTTCCAACATCAATTTCCTCAGTACCAACAAGTTCAGCCTTACCAGAAGTATTTCCCTTCTCAAGGCAGTTTGTAGTGTAAATATCTCCAACATGAGTTGCAAGAACTCTAGGAACCATAATTCCATCATCATAATTTGTCTTTACAAGAGCAAAATCTTTATAAGACTCTCTTGCATCATAAATTTTAACTTCATTCATAACGAGCATCCACTCGCCGGCGCCTGTGAAGTTAACTTCGCCAGTTTTATAGTCATACTTTACGAACTGACCATTCTCAAGAATAGCGATATCCTTATTACAAGGAAGTTGTGCGTAAACTTGACCATTTCTTTGAGCGGATAAATGATTAGGCTCAACCTGACCAAATCCAATACGCTTAATAGTAGTAGCCATGCTATATGTCCTCCTTAAAATTATTGATTTTTCGCATTATCGACTGCTTTTAACCAGTCGGGCTTAGAAGCAACGCCAAGGTCGGACACATTAAATGTCACAGCTGGTTGCTCTATTTTATTATTAATTTTAGAGTTATCCTCTAATTCAAAATTGACCTTTTTTCTGAAACAAATTACAGAAAGTTTTTCTTCAATTTCTTCTACAGTGTAATTAGCTTTGTTTGAAATAATATCTGCCTTATCATCATCGCTAAGCATGTAGAATTTTCCAATCATTTCATCTTTCTTTGCATCGTCACTTAGTCTTTTAAATTCAACAAGTTCTGCATGCGCAGTTTCAAGAGTTGAGAATCTAGATTGAAGATCATTGTGGACAGACTCAAGAGTAGAGAATCTACTCTGAAGATCTGCATACTCTGCTTGAAGCGCAGTAAACTGCTCCTCTATAGAAGGCGCGGACGCCGGTTCAGGATCCATAGGAGTAGGTTCAGCCGCAGGTTCTGGATCTGCAACTGGCTCAACTACAGGTTCATCCACAACAGGCTCAGTCACAGGCTCTTCAGCAACGACTGGCGCATCTTCAACAACTGGCTCTTGTGATGCAGCAAAAGAAGGTTCTGCTGGTGTCTCAGGCTCTGGCTCAAAGCTAGGTTCAACAACCGGCTCAAACTCAGGCTCAGCGCTAAACTCAACTACAGGCTCCTCGACAACAACATTTTCAACAACATCGTTGTTCATTTGCTGACCTCCTTGTAATGCAGTTTGAAGTTCCTGCATCATAGTAAATAATGTTTGTCTAAAGGTATCGTCTACCTTTGTAAAAGACGCACTAACATTTGGCGCAGTAACACTAGCGCCTTCGAAACAAGGCTCAATGTCATCGCCCAAAATGCAAAGTTTTGAAAAAATTGCGTCATTTATAATAAAGAAATCCATGCCACGAGTATTGGTTTCCCAGTGCCCTTGTAAGGTATCTTCATCCAATTCCATTGATTGCGGCTTGCCATCACTCTCAACGGCGGACTTACACTCTTCAAATTGACCGGTCCACAAATATCCAGTAGTCATTAGATACTCTCTCAAAATAGTTTCTCCAAAATCATTGGTATCTTCAAATTCTTTAAACCATACCTTTGCGTCTGGAGCTACAAAACCATAAGGAACGGTTTTGCAGTTAAATTTAATGCCCTCGTCATCAATAATAACTTCACGGCCATGGTCTCTAAAGTCTTCTTTTTCTTCCTTATAATAACCAACAATGGGCGCGCCGCGTAATGTCTTCGCCATTTCCGTTGCGACATCTTTGGTAATATAGGATCTGTTTCGATTTTCACCGACATATAAGACCTTAATCTCACAGGCGCTCATAAGTGGATTGATATCAAGGGGTTGTAAATTGATAAACTCAGGAGAGCTTATCGTAGCAACTGATTTATGCATTTGCGTTTCTCCTCTCCTTAGCTCATAGCTTCTTTATTGCGAATTGTTTTTTCGCTTTTTTGATCATCAGGCTTTTCTTGTCTGCCGACTTTCTTTTTTTCAACAACTTCTTCCTACTTGTTTTCATTATTTTCAGCAGGTTTGTTGCTATTTTGAATTTTTGCTTTTGCCTCTTCTTTTTGTTGCTTAGATTGGAAGAGACTAGAAATGTCAAGAACCTCGTTTTCAAACTTTGCAGTTGCTAAAACTGCCGATTGAGATTGTCCGAAAGCAATGCTAGCAAGCAGCTTAGAGCCGCCTTGCGCGCTTTGTTCTCTATAAATTTTTGACATATCTTTATAATTATAAATTGTTGTAGGAAGTATTTCAACTTTATAATATAACTTTTTTGGATTTTTATTCAAAGGTTTGATAATATAATTTAAAAATGACTAAAATTGAAGAAGAAGGTTATACATATTCGCTTCATCATCAAGAATGCTCTTTTCTAATGCGATATTACCATCGGTATTAAATAAATTTTGTGCAGTACCAGATTCATTATAAACGGTTCTCTCAACCTTTTCTAATTCATCAATAGTAGTAGCAGTATTTTTATCTGCCATATCAGCAACTTCTACCTCTGCAAAAGTTGTTAATACATCAATACCAATAGCCTTACCTAACATTCTAACAGCATTATTATGAAGCTGTTGTGCTTCATCAACATCAAATATCAAATCGCCATTTTTATCTAATGGCATTTTCTAAATAATGATTTTGAGAAGCTTTTGAGCCATTTTCTTTCTATCCAACTCTTGAGCGGCATCCAAATCAATAATATGTGGAATAACCGAAATAAAAGGAGGATAATCTTCGCCATTAATATTAAATTTCATAGTATGCTCTGGGTCGAGCAAATACCATCCCGCAGTATCTCCAGGAAAGTCTGGAATTAACTATCCATTAATATAAGCAGTATATCCTTTTTGAAAATCTCGTGGAAACATTTTTAAGATACGAAGGCGCTGATCTTTATCTTTATAGAAGTCATCAAAAAACTTCATGTTAAACTCTACTGCCGGACGTCCCTTTACGCTATATCTTGATCTACAGTATCTTGGCAAAAGCTCTTGCACTTGCGCAGTATCTGTATCCTCAATAATATATCCGTAATAACACCCTTGGCGCATTATTTTTAATGCCACTTCGCCAAAATACTCTTTTACGCCAAAAGCATCGAGATAAGCACTATTTTTATCAAAACCTTCAATAATCTTATCTGGAGTAACTTTATTTGAAGTAGCATAAGGAATAATGAACCAGTCGTATCTATAAAAATTAGCAAGGTGTTTACAAAGTCTAGAATAAATACCACTTACTTTAAAGTAGAACTCAGAAGCCTCTCTCATAAACTCTATATCGCCTCTAGCAATAGCCTGCTAAATACGCTCTTTTGTCATACGAGGATCAAGTTTCTTATAATTACCCAAATTAACGACTGCGTCGTCAAGATGTCTAATTCCTACTTTTATCTTTGAATAGTCCAACTCTGGAATAACATTTCCATCTACTGGAGCACTTCTTGGGGTGCTTATATCAAAACCTTTAGAATGAATCTCTTGTATTCTGTTATTCAAGTTAAGCACCTCTTCTTTCTCTAAATATTATATTCAAAATTTTAAATCTTGTCAATAACCAGCAGCCTTAAAAATATAGTCATAGTTTATTCTTCCTTCGTCATAGTAAGGAATTAAAACCAAGGGAATATTGTGTTTTTTACAATATTCCCTTTTTAACATATCATAGTATTGCTATTGGCGTAAACCTGCTACACCGCCAAATTTAGACTTGGGCTCATAATGTTGGATACCTTGATATTCAATTAAAAAATCAACTTCTCCATCATCATCTAAAACCGCAAAATCAAAACGCAAAGGGGTTTTAGTATGTCCAACAAGATCTGGAAATGAATATTCTTCAGTAAAAGAGACACCCGCTTCAGTTAAAATATCACAAATTTTAATCTCTCCGCGACTTGCTTTCACTTGTATCACTCCTTTACTATTGTTATATAAAAAATGTGTAATATAGTTTATTTAAAATTGTCCGAAATTTTGTTACGAGAAGAACATCATTTCAGATATGTTTCTTTTCTTTCTTTTTCTACTACGATCTTCCTCTTGTTTAATATAATATAAACCATATTCAAAAGCAGAAAATTTATCTTTGGGAATACTTCTTGAAGACTACTTAAGAATAATATTAACACCTTCGTTGTCTTCTACTAAATTTAATAATTGCTCGCGCAAGATGGTGGTTAAAGTAAAAGGTTTTAGATACTCTGCGCGCTTGGCCGCATCCATTTCCTATCCCATCTTAGTTGTCATCAATTTAGTTTTAGCCTAAGTTTCATCTATTAATAAATTAATTTTACCACCAACTAATTGAGTTTGAACATAAGTATGTGCTTCTGTATTAATAGGCGCATTAGCTTTAATTAAATACATAGCATTTTCCTCAACACCGGGACCCTTAATTTTCTTATACTATTCATTAAACTCGTCTGAGGTTCCGCCTTCAACTCCAAAAGGAGGTAAATATTCTCCTGTTTCTGGATCTTCTTGACCTTTTGTCATAAAGTCAATTAGACCTGCGCCAAGACCATTCGCGTCTATTGCCGCAATACGCGCCTTGTATTTATAAAATAACTTCTTAATTTTAATAGCTTGCGCTTCAAAGTCCTCTGCTTCATAAGAATAGAGATTAACTAAAGATTTATGTGCAGCGCCCTATATCTATGGAGTAACTTTAAATACACATACCTCTGTAGTGCATTTAAAACGGCCAACGTCAATTCCTAATACATAATAACCATTTTTAGAGGTGCGGCCAGAGAATTCATATTCTGGCTGTAATAATTGACGATGTTTATCAAACTTTTCTGCAGAGAAAAACGCATTTTCGGCATCTCCAGACCACTCTGACTCATATTCACGGCTAAAAGATGCATCATTATAAGTTCCATCAAGCTTTAATTCCTCAATAAAACTTTTCTTCAATAATTTTTCCATAACAGGAATGCGCCAAGTTCCACCCATAACAACTGCTTCATCAGGGTAGATAATCTGACGAATAAGAAGTTCTATAAGTTTCTCGTATGCGAAGCTGTTTTTCCATCCTGCGGTAGTCACATAAATCTACGATTTGTTAACAGTCTCATCTTCTATACGAGAGCCGTCTGAAAGTCTTCGGTCTACGTTCATGGTCAAGAAAACATCTATTAGATGTCTTCTTGGACTATATCATCAACTAATTTCCATTTATAACCTTTGTGACGAATATTCATACCACTGCATACTCTGCTAATGGCTGAAGAGGTCCCATCTACGGCTCTCGCCGCTTCTTTGAAACTTGGAAAAATTGCCAAAATATTTCCATTTTCATCACATTGAGCAACCTTTTTGCCCGTTATAAATTTTTTCTCAATTTTGGTCACATCTTGAATATCATCATAATATCTCCATTGGTAATCATTAGCTGTCTATCTTTGACGTCTGCAACACATTGTGATTTTGCTTTGTGAACCGCCTGTTTGACGAGCTGCCTCAGAGACACTTTCAAAGGTTGCCATCTGCACACCGTCAAGATTATATTGAATTACTGGTCTTGCCCTACCGGACATGAATAAACCAGTTTCTATAGCATGCTGAGTATTTTCTGAGGGAGTAACCCATTCTAAATTCTCAACATTATTATCTCCACGATTACCATTAATATGATTTACATAAGGTTTCTTTTCTGGATTGTCAAGAAAAGTTTCAGCCACCATTCTATGCACTCTCATTCTTTTTTGTTTTCCTGCTATAAGCAAAGTTACAAATTTATAATCCTGCTAAGAAGATTGTGATAAAATATAGTCTGTTGTGTCTTTTCTTACTACCCCTTCTGTTGAAACACTATAATCTGTTTCAACACCTTCAAAATAAAATTTTTTCCACATAATATTACTCCTTTTGATTTACATTCTATCCCGGGATTATTCCCTTTCATGAATATATAAAATTTAAAGTAGCAATATTATCAAAATTTGACCAAAATTTTTAGTTGCGGTGCGCTTCGAGTGGTGATCAATTCCACCCTAACCGGTACACTCATCCCGGATAGTCTCTACACCTTCAACACCATACGGTGAAGCTTGGCACGGGGTTTTTGACTGTTCCCCGTTAGCAGATCCGAAGATCCACACCCTTGTATCACAGGTTCACACCGTTTTCCACAGTAGCTCACGCTGCTGCGCCCCAGTATCTAGGGATTATTACTTCATTCAACAAGGTCTAGTCTATAAGAATACATTCCTCCATTAAACCACCAGTAGCACGTTTACCACGAGAGGACTGGCGCGCAGCCATAATGTCTAATTTTGAACCATTTTTGAATATTAATTCAATATTATCTTTACTAGTTTTAGTTTTACCTCTTGTCATATCTAGTTCATTTTTTAAACCAGGTATTAACTTACAAAGCTCATCTGACTTTTCTTTAGCAATACCCGCCGCCTACTCTTTGCCGCCTGTAGTAACGAATAAATGACTACCGGGATAAAGTATGCATCTAAGCATTAAAACAAGTACTGATAAGAAGCTCTTTGAATATGCACGAGGGAAAGTGGCATAAGCATATCTATGACGCATAACTGCGCGCAAAAAAAGACGCTAATAAAAGAATAGTGAAAAGTTCTCTGGATTAGAACCACAAAGAAACTCTACAAACATATCTGGGTACTCACGCCAATAAGCTACATACTAACGAATTATTGGAATCTAAACTCTTATTCGCTCTTCAGAAATACCAATCTTTTTCTAGCCCCCTTCAAGAGCGAGATTAATTAAATCTTGAACTGCCATAATATCACTCTTTCTCCAAGAGATCTCGGTCTTTCTTTCTCATTTCTAGAAGATTATCATAGTGTTCAATAATATCTTCATCATCAAGTTCCGTAGGCGCATAAGGATCATAATCTTCTCCTTCTTCCTCTTGGCGGCGTTCGGCTTCTTTATTCATTTCATTTTGAATCATAATCTTTTTCAACGAGTCCTCAATTTGTTGTCCAAATCCTAAATCTTGAGTAACTAACTTTCGCACATATTCATTCATATCTTTTAAAGTCATATCAACTTTATCCTGAGGAATATCTGTTGCAAAACGTGGAATAAAGCCATCTCGTTCACATATAGCTATAAGTTCTCCAACAGAATCAACAAAGTCGCCTTTTTGCTCTTTATTTTGCGCCGCAGTGAATTTTGCTGATTTACGTAATGACTCAGACACTTTAGACAATTTTTGGAATCCTTCAATATCTCCGCAATCAATAGCTTGATTTGCTTTTAAATTCGTTTTACACAAAAGGATTAAAGTATTCTCAGAGTCTGCGTCCTAAATATCAAAAGACTTCTTCATCTTTTGATAATCTGTTTCAAGTTCAACCCATTCACTTGGCTTATAAAACTTACCCCACTTCATTGCAAAAGTAATCTTTTCTTCTTGAGTCATGTGTGCTGCAGGATCAGGAATCTCCGCATCATCAAGAAATTGAGTTTCATCATATGGATTATTTTCTCCTAGATAAGGGCCATGCGCCGCTAGCATACTCATCATCTAATCGTTACGCGCTTTGGGGGATGTAAGAGTTTTATACTATGCTTCAGAAATCTAGCCAGATTCAAATTGCTCTTGATACATTGCATCAAGTTCAGCTTTTTCCGCAGACGCCTAGGCGCTTTGCTAAAAATACATTTCCTATATTTTTTCATTATCTGCCCAATAAAAGTCTTTCCACTATTTTAGTTTTGTTTTCGATAAGTAAGATCCAAAAACAGCGGAATGTGAAATTGGCGCATCAGGCTTTTTCGCCATTTTCTTTTCAATAACCGTATTCCATTCTTGTGGAATATAAGGAACATCGAGTTTTTCTAATAGCCATGTAAAAGTACTTGGATCAAAAACATCCACATGCATTGTTAAACATTTTTTACACAATTCTACATAACTACCGTCTCGATATTTATAAAAATTAACTTCTTCTAATTCTTTATTGCATTTATCACAATGATATTTTGCCATTTATTATTCTCCTTTCGTAGTTAATTCTATTGAAAGTAAAAATAGAACAATATCATTTCATTAAAATTGATATTTATTTTTTATTTCTGCACTCTTTACAAATGCTATACAATCCATCTTTACTGGTGTTATTTTTTGAAAAAAAACGTGTGCTAGAAGGTTTTAGCTGTTTACAACAAGAGCACTTTTTCCAAACGCCCTTTTCTACATTGGTATAATGCCATATTAAATAATCATTTTGCGCCTTCTCTGCAATTATTTTTGGAATTTTAGTTCTCCATAAAGAAGATATATACTAAATTGAATAAGAGATATTATATTTTTCTTTTAACATGGTTTGAATTTCTGCGCTAGTCTTTCCATCAAATTTCATTTTTAAGAAATCTAAAAAATGGGGATATTTTTCAAGGCTTTTATTCAAGAGTAAGTCAAAATCTTCCATAAGATAATAAAAGTCATTTTGATAGCGCCCATTGGTCTCTAACTTTAACGCATTGTAATTACTTAAAATTGCCAAAATGTGAACTGGATTAAAGAAGGATATTAGCCCATCGCTTTGAGGATTTCCATTTGAATCAACCCACCGATGCTCAGAGAGGTCAACTTTGTTTAATCCATGCGGCGTGGGCGCCAAATACATAGGAGGCTTAGCAGAATTCTTAAGCGCATACTAATCACGGCGCATTTCAATCAACTACTTTTTAAGTAAATACTTTTTTTTACCAGTTGCCGCTTTTATCGCCTCTTCAGTGGCTTGCATTTGAATTTTAAGCTCTTTTAATCCAGGAATTGTGTTAATATCTTCATCTGTAATTCCAATTTTAGGTGTAAGTAAAACATTTTTATCATTTACCATCAAATTATAAATTCCATCTTCGCCATTTTCAAACTTTTCTGCCAATCCTTCAAAAGAAGTTTCGCGCTTATTAATCGTTATCAAGCGATTATCAGTCAAGTATAGGCGCGCCTTTTTTTCTTCTTTACTAATGCCGCCCATTATGTAATCACCTAAAATCTCTAAATAGCGATTGCTTAATTTCTCCTTAGGGGTTTGCGCCACGATCTTATTAACAAGGTCGGCGCGCTCTTCGCAGGTTTTTAATTTATAGTCTAGCTTAAT